AAAACCCGAATTCAACCTGCTGAGTGATTTCCAAATTGTCCAATGGATTCGAGATTACATGGTTGCGGCTTGTAAAATGATCATTGGTGAAGCACGTGAAAAATTTGGAACCATTGCTGGCCCACAAGGTGGTGGCACACTTAACGGTACTGCAATGAAATCGGAAGCACAAACCCAAATGGATGCCTTGATCGAAGATCTACGCAGATACGTAGACGGAAGTCAGCCACTCACCTGGGTAATCGGCTAATACTCACTAGACTTTGATTGCGACTTGTGCTATACTACAGCATGAGTTCATTAATGATTGACATAGAAGGTTTAGGCACTGGTCCTGATGCGACCATTTTGACCATTGCAGCCCAGAGCTTTGATCCGTTTGGAACAGGCTATTATGCTCGTCAATACTATGCCCGAATTACTCTTGAGAGCCAAGAAAATCGCACCATTCAACAAGACACTATAGATTGGTGGGCAACTCAACACGAAGCACAGGCCGAGGCCTTTATGGAAGAAGGTCGTGTGTCGTTGGACACAGCACTTGACAGTTTATACAAACTGGCTTGGCAACATAAATTTATCTGGGCCAATGGTCCGACCTATGACATGAACATCTTGGAACATGCCTACAAAAGTTATGGTAAAAAATTACCTTGGCAGTTTTACAATGTTCGCGACGCTAGAACTGTATATAGTTTGTGGCCCGAGTTGCCCAAGCCGGCTACCACGCACCATGCACTGGAAGACTGTCGCAGACAAATTGACATGTTGCAGGCCACTCTCAAACAATTAAACGTAAAGGCCTTGTCATGATTATTGGAATTTGTGGACTAATTGGTTCTGGAAAAGACACCATTGCTGACTATTTGCAAAACATACATCAATTTCGTAGAGAAAGTTTTGCTCATGCTCTTAAAGATGCAGTAGCACAGGTATTTGGATGGGACCGTGAGCTGTTAGAAGGACGCACCAAGGAGTCTAGAGCCTGGCGCGAACAAGTAGATCCGTGGTGGGCCTCTCGTTTGAAAATGCCCAATCTTACTCCTAGATATGTATTACAAGTTTGGGGCACTGAAGTTGCCCGTAAAAGTTTTCACGATGATATCTGGATTGCAAGTTTAGAAAATAAACTTAGAAAAACCAAAGATGATGTGGTAATTTCAGACTGCCGTTTTCCTAATGAAATTAAAAGTATCAAAAATGCCGGCGGCATTGTAATTCGTGTTGTGCGCGGCCCAGAACCCAAGTGGTATGCCGCAGCAGAAAGCGCCAATCGAGGACCCAAAGGCAATATGACTTGGGCACTGAGCTGTCGCGAGTTAGAACGAGCCCGAGTTCATGCCAGTGAAACTGCTTGGATTGGTACTAAATTCAATGCAGTAATTGACAACAATACCGACGGCTTAGATAATCTCTACAGTCAGATCAAAGATCTGGTTCTAGCTCACCAGGTGTCCAAGGACGATCCATCCGTTTGATTTCTTCTACGCAATTTAAACATATGGTTTTTAAATTGCGAAGCCCGGTGTTATGTTGATTGCCATCTACATGATACACCAGCAGTTGACTAGCATACCGTGATCTAAAACCACAACGATCACAAGCAGGTTTTTTCTTGTAACCTGCTGTCTTCCACCTAGGCTCTGGTGGTTTAATACTACGATTTTTAGCAATGCATTGTCCACACCGATTTCGGTAGTGTGCAATTTCGTCACGGTAGTAATTAATGGCGCAAGGCCGTTGGCGGCATGCAGGACAAACAGGTCTAATCATGGTATATTTACCATAAAACCTTTGCCAAAGGTCACTATTCCTTCTTCTTTTTGCCTTTTGATATAAATATTAACAACTAGAAAAAAGGATTTTCACTATGGCACTCACATCACCAGGCGTTGAAGTTACAGTTGTTGACCAAAGTCAATATATTCCGGCCGCTGTCAACTCGGTTCCTTATATTTTACTTGCCACTGCACAGAACAAAGTTTCTGGCACAGGCGTAGGTGTTGCTGCAGGCACCCTAAAAGCTAATGCTAACAGAGTGTATTTGATTACTAGCCAACGTGATTTGTCTGCAACATACGGTGTTCCTTTCTTTTATAAAACCACAGCTGGCACTCCAATCAACGGATACGAGCTTAATGAATATGGACTATTGGCTGCTTACAGCGCATTGGGTATTACAAATCGTGCATACATCCAACGTGTTGATGTCGACTTGTCGGCATTGACAGCCAGTCTAGTCCGCCCAACTGGTACTCCTCCTAATGGAACTTATTGGTTAGATACAACCAACAGTCTGTGGGGAATATCTCAATGGAATCAAACTACTACAGCATTTACTAACCAAATTCCAACGGTGATTGTTGACAGCACACAGCTGGTTGCTAATACAACTCAGCCTTTACAAAGTATCGGATCAATCGGCGACTATGCTATTACAGCAATCAACATCAATACTCCTGGATACTACAAGCGTGGCGGCCCTACAAGCAGCCAAACTTCTTCGACAGTATTATCTGATGCTTATAATACCTGGCAGCCAGTAGGAAGTGATGACTGGAAAACAGCTTGGCCCACAGTGCAAGGAACCAATTCAGTAACCACACTGACTGCCAATAACATTGTTTATATCAACGCCACTTCTGTTGCAGTTCCAGCCAGCCCCAACAACACACTTGAAGGGCTCAGCAACGCTATCAACAGTGCCGGCGTCACTGGTGTTTATTCTGCATTTGTTGACAGCAAGTTACAAATTTATGCTGACAGCACCTCACTTGGTGCTCATCCTTCTGTAGGCAATGCCACAGGAAACGGAACAGTGGCCACATTGACATTTGCCACTTTGTCACAGGCACCATATGCAGTTGGGTCGTCGATTGTGGTTGCCAACGTCGTTCCTAGCGGTTACAACGGAACATATACAGTAACAGCTTGCGGCAACTCTACAGTGTCATTTGCCAGTACCTATGCCAATGCATACAGCAGTGGAGGAACAATTTCACAACCTGGTGTAGTCTCAGTCCTGCCCGGTGCAAGTGGAACAGCATTGAGTGATGTTGGTATTAGTGCAGGCGTGTATTACCCACCTGCATTCTTGGCCGCTCCTAACTATTCAGCACCACGTTGGAGAACTACCGACACTCAACCAGAACCAACTGGTTCTGTGTGGCAACGTACCAACAGCGTAAACCTTGGTGCTAATTTATCACTTAAAAAATACAGCACATTGTTGGGCACCTATGTTCAACAGGCATGTAACATATATTCAAGTTTGTCTGAAGCCACTTATACATTGGATCCATCGGGTGGTGGCAAGAATATCGTGGCCGGAACCACAGTGGCCACAACCAATCCTGAATACCTTGACCCAGCCACATTGGGACTTCAGATTTTTGAAAGATATGCTGCTGGAGCAACCGTTGTAACAGGATCTACAGATACACCAGTGGTTACCAGTGGGGATGCATTTTATATCTCTGCAACCATTCCAGGCCAGGCCGCAATTGGAACACCGGTACTAGCAACAATAGGCGCATCAACAGTATCTGCTTTCTTAACAGCAGTCAGTGCCGCAGTCGGCTCTTCAACATTTGCATCTTATGTAAGTGCATCTGTTAACAGTGCTGGTGCTATTGTGTTTACTCACAGTGCTGGTGGTACAATTGTTTTAACAGACGACAATGGAACTCCGCTGGCAGATGCTGGATTTGACACTGCTACTGAATTCTGTCGTGCTGGCCCAGACACCGACTTAATTTTAAGTTATTGGGTGACTGCACCAACATTTACTTACACAGCCAGCACTACAGGACCAGACCAAGATCCAGACAATGGAACTTATTGGTATTACTCGGCTACTACACAAGCTGACATCATGATCCAGAATAATGGCATGTGGATGGGTTACCAAAATGTAGGTAATGATGTTCGTGGTTACGACTTAGGGATGACCAATGCATCGGGTCCAATATTCAGCACCACAGCTCCTACAACAGAAAACAATTCATCGTCAAGTCAATTGCATTACGGCGATTTGTGGATCAACACCAGTGATTTAGAAAACTATCCAGTGATCAATCGTTGGAGTAACATAGATGGGATTGATCAGTGGGTAACAATCAACAACACAGATCAAACAACACAAAATGGTATCGTGTTTGCTGATGCTCGTTGGTCGCCAAATGGCCTGGCCAATCCTGTAACTGATGCATTGCCATCAATTACCAGTTTGTTAACCAGTGATTACTTGGACCTAGATGCTCCAGATCCTACGCTATATCCACAAGGAACATTATTGTGGAACACACGTAGAAGCGGATTTAATGTAAAAGAATTCCAAGGTGACTATTTTAACACATCTAGTTTTTATGTTCCTATATATGACAGCACTACATCATATATGTATAACGATTTTGTCAACTACAATGGCACAATATATGTTTGTTTGGATACACCGCCTACAGCGAACGTTCCTCCAACCAACGCTACATATTGGTCTGCACTAGATGCAGCCAATGGTGGTATCAACACCTGGGTCACTGCCAGTGGCAACAGAAATGACGGTTCTCCATACATGGGTCGAGGAGCTCAACGTGCTATCATTGTTGCAGCCCTTAAGAGTGGTATTGATACCAGCGTTCAAGCTCGCGAGGAACAGCGTCAGTTCAACTTGATTGCTTGCCCACAGTATCCTGAGTTGATGATCAACATGGTTGAACTCAACAATGATCGTAAGAACACAGCATTTGTAATCGGTGATACTCCATTGCGTTTGGGACCAGACAGCACGTCGCTTGCCGCATGGCATAGTAACAACGACGGTGCTGGATTAACTACAGCCGACGGTCAAGCATCGTTTGATCCGTACTTGGGTGTATTCTACCCAAGTTGCCAGACCACTGATTTGTCAGGCAGCCCAGTGGTTCAACCACCAAGCCACATGATGATTCGTACAATTATTCGTAGCGATGAAATTGCATATCCTTGGTTAGCACCGGCCGGAACACTGCGTGGTGTAATTGACAATGCAGCATTGTTGGGTTACGTAAATGGCCAAACCGGTGAATTTATAACCATTGGCGTGAGCCAAACATTACGTGATGTATTGTATCAATTAGACATCAATCCAATTACATTTATTCCAGGTATTGGTATCACTAACTTTGGTAACAAGACAGCTACCAATGTTGCCAGTGCGCTGGATCGTATCAACGTGGCACGTTTGGTTGCATTTATACGTGGACGCCTACAAGAAATTGGTAACCAATACTTGTTCGAGCCCAACGATCAAATTACACGCAATCAAATTACAAACTCTTGCACTAGTTTAATGCTTGATTTGGTGGCAAAACGTGGTATCTATGATTACCTGGTGGTTTGCGATTTAAGCAACAATTCTCCAGCTACAATTGATGCCAACGAATTGTATGTTGATATTGCAATCGAGCCAGTTAAATCGGTTGAATTTATCTACATTCCGTTGCGTATTCAGAACACTGGATCAATTGCTTCCAGCGTTAGCACAGTGGCTACTGCCGGTTAACATCATGGCCAATACGACCATAAATAAAGTATATAGGAGATAATACCATGGCTGTTTCATCGTTAAGTAGAATGACTGTGCCTTTGGCCAGTAATCAAAGTAGTCCAAGTCAAGGCTTGTTAATGCCAAAACTCAAGTATCGCTTTCGCGTTACTTTTCA